CGGATCACCAATCCTACTACATTGTTTATTGTTTATAAATACTGTCCCGCTACCTGCAGCTAATGTTGAATCATGGCAGTCGGGTGACGGGTCACAGTGTATTATCCAATGATCACCTTGCCGATGCACTTTGATATTATTTGCAAATACATCAGGACTGGCTTCGTCGTTTGGTCTTGCAGGCCAGCCAGCGTGTCCTGTACATTTATCACCTAATCTTGATACTGGTGGCATTATAATGTTCCTCTTGATACAACATCTGTTAATTGGTTTTTAAATACATCCCAATGATTACATACTTTATGATCAATTACGTGTGTATGGTACTCGTATTCATCATATGAGTATCCAGGACTTTCTTCTGTACCAGGAACATCAATTGTTATAGTTTTCTTTGTACTAACTGTATATGTAATTGGTATTTCAATTCTAGGATCATGTGTTCCACTAATTAATGCTGAGATAGTTGACGGTACTTCCGTTATAGTTCCAATGTTATTTGTAGTTACTGAAGTAGTACTAGTACTTCCAACAGGTATGTATGACCATGTAGATTCTGCAAATACTTTATAAAACGTTCCTGATACAGTAAACGTGCGACCTGACCATGATAAACTAACACCAATATTTGGTAATGAAGTCTCTGCAGAAAGTACAACTTCGTTCTCTCCACACGTAGCAAACACTGAAAAATCAAACCCGTCGTATACAAACTCAAAATTATTAGGAGATATGCTCATACTGTATTTATAATACAATAAGACTAGAAGTCGCTTCTGTATATGATTTAGCTGATTCTCTCTCGGTTGCTTCTAATACTACTACAGTTGATGCTGCAATTTTAATTGTTTTATCTGGGTCAACTGTAAACAAGTAAGGAGCCATTCCAATACCGCCTTGTGCTGCTGTTAATACACGTGGTTTTGAAACTTTAATGTATTTTTCTGTTTCTTCAACTAGCGATGCAATAAGTTCTTCACCTGAAGTTAATTTAAGAGTTACTACTTCGCCTGGTGATACGCCTTTATCTATAATCATAATTTGCCTTTAAGTATTGTTGTAATTCTGAAAAACCACCAATGTAATTGCCATCAATTTGAATCTGTGGTAGTGTTCTTGCTGTTGGTACTTCTTCTAATAGTTGTTCTTTAGTCCATCCACCATTTGAAATGTTTCGTTCTTCAAAGTTGATGTTTTTCATTTGTAACAAGCTCTTAGCTTGCACACAGTAACTGCACTGGTCCTTTGACCATATAATTGCTGTCATTTAATAAAATCCTTGTACGGGTTTGACCAATCAATTTTTGCTATATTGGCCATCATAGCTTTTACTCTCGCTGGTGAATTTAGTGCTATTGCTTGATTTGCATTTCCTGCAGCGCCGTTACCCTTGCGAGATTTTTTTAAATATCTGTCCGACCGCATTGTTCATAGCCTCTACGTCTGTCTTAGTCCATAATTCATATGATGGTTGTTTTCCTTCTCTAAGCATTTCGCATGGACATACAGGATCATCGCCCTGCGGTCCCATGCATGCACAAATGTCGTTACAATGTTGGTAATTCGTCATAATCTAATTCGTCACTCATAACGCCAATAACGTAGTTAACACTTTCAGATTCTTGTAAAGCAGTTTGCTTTTTACTCGGGTCGGAATGTTTGTTAAACCACGGTATAGGTGTTGATTTAGGAGCTGTTTCGCGATACTTAATACCAACTTCTTTTAAAGCGTGTACTGCAGTATAGTCAACAAATTCTTTTAAGATGTTAGCATTAAGTCCAATTACTGGACCTTTTAAGAATAAGTAATCTGCCCATTCTTTTTCTTCTCTAATCACATCTAAGTACATATTATACACTATTTCTTCGCACTCTGCTTTAATTTCGGTAAAACGCGGATCATCTTTTATTACCAAATTGATCATATAAGCAGTCCACTCTTTGTGTAACAGCTCGTCTTGTAAAATTAATGCAATAATATTACCGTTACCAATAAACAGCCTGTTTTCGACCATTGCTAAACTAGTAGCAAATGATACCATAAATCGGAATGCTTCTAATGCATAACTTGCGTGTAGTGCAAGCCAAATAGCTTTAATGTGGTCTCTTTCAAGAACTTCAATACCAAGTTCTTTTTGACAGTTAAGTTTATGCAATCTATTGTAGTATTTGCCAACACTACTTGCCATGTCAACAATTTCTTTAGTATCATGTATAGTGTTAAATATCTCTTTTGGAATGTTATAGATATTACGAATAATATGGCTATAACTGCGACTATGAATATTTGACTCATAGAAGCCCCAGTTAAGCATTAGCAGTTCTGCTTCAGGTACACTTACTACAGGTGTAAACACTTGTGTAGGTCCGCGGCCTTGCAAACTATCTAATGCAGTTTGTCTTAGTAAGTTACTAGTGAATATATGCTTAACTGCATCACTCGCATCTTTAAAATCGTTAGCATCTTTACTTAATGATATTTCTTCTGGTGTCCAAAAGAAACCTCTAGCAGTAGCTTCATATTTTTGAATACGCGGATACCGTACTTCTTCAAATCGTTGAATTGTAACGGTACCGTCTAGAAATAACTTTCTAGACAAGTAGTTAGTGTGTTCACCTAAATTATATTGTTCTTCACTCATAGCTACACCGATACGTTAGGTATAAAATCATGATGTCCGTCGAATCCGTCAAATCCGTCACCTGAGTAGTTTATGCATAACCCATTTTCTTTATCAATGTAAACACTTAATACATCATCCTCAGATAATGCAGCAAGTATAGGACCTTTAGCTTCGTCTTCAATTATAAAATTGTCAGGTACACCCCAAAATTTTAATTTTTCTTTAAGTCTTTCATCTAACAATTCGTCATTTGTTACTTCTCTTGTTACAAGTTCATTCATTGTTTACAATCCTTATTGTGCTTTTTTCGTCTAGTGCATACCACGCACTTTCAAGATACTTAGTTATGTCAGTTAATGTTTCTTCTGGAAGACGCATTACCCATTCGTTAGTGTTAACATCGTGTTTAAGTGGTAATTCAACTTTTAAATTATGCCTCATTGATATTACTAATTTTTTGTCCATTATATATCCTAATCAATATATTTGTTAATAAGTTTAACACCCAACACTGTGCCAAGTAAAATTGTTAGTAACTTTGCAACAGTTTCCCAAGGAATATCCTCGTTAAATGCTACCTCGGCTATCATAAATGGTAATTTAATTTCAACTCTATTATTATCGCTAGGCGGAGTAGCCCCGTCTTCTAACACATTTGCAGGCTCTCGAGTACCACTAACTTTTGCTTCATCTACTAAACTACTGTTATTAATTGATTGTATTTGTGTAATAGGAGTATAATAATCGTACATTACATACGTTGCTAATAATACCATCGATAGTACAAAACTAATTATAATTGTTTTTTTCATTTTTTAAGTATCCCTAATGATACCAACAGTAAGCATACTGCAATTAGAATCATTTCAGATTGCGTTTGAATGTGCTTAACTGCGTGTCTTGTTAAATAAGCAGCCTTCCACTTATAATACGGAAGGCCTCCGTTTTCTATTGCGTGTAAATTAACTAACTGTTTCATTTATGTAGTTCCAGTTTATTATTTTCCATTGGTTTTCTAAATACTTTTTCTTATCTGATTGATAGTCTAACGCCCATGCATGTTCCCACCAGTCAACTAACAGTACAATGTCTTTTTTAATAGCATGATTAGTTATTGTTTTAATCTTACCATTTTTAGCAAGATAAACCCAACCACTGCCTTGTATGCCCATTGCTACTTTTAAAAACTCTTCTTTAAACTTATCAAAAGTTTTATAATGTGTTTCAATTAACTCTAACACGTTGCCAACTGGCTTGTTTAGGTTGCCAGTTGACTCTTGATACTGTTGGAATAAGATGTTGTGTAAAAATACGCCTGCTTCGTTAAACACAGGATCACCTTCTCCTGCATTATAACGCTTTGCGTATGTTTTAGCAAGATGTTCGTAATGATATTCTAATGTTGCTTTTGAGATAGCAGGGCTTAAATCGTCCATACTGTACGGTAACGCATCTATTTTTAAAGATGCTGGCTTACCTTCAGTAATAAATTGTTTAATGAAACTATAGCTCATAATTTATTCCATTCTATATCTTGAGTAGGTATCCAACCATTCCTAAAATATTTTACCATATTCATAAATGGACCTATTTCCTTACCGTGATTCTTATTTTGCCAATCATACTTCTTGTCCATGACTAATCCAAATAGTTTACAGTAAGATGGCATATTATGTGCTACCCATGTATCATAAATTGCATCAGCTCTTTTCCATAGTGCTAGTGTAACATCGGTTGTTCTTGGATGTTTCCACGGTTTAATTCCGGCACACGGATTATGTTCTCCTATCATTTTATCTGATAACACTTTTTTACCTTCTTTTGTAAAATGGTTAGGAGAAAGAGGTTTTCCAAATGCATAATGCTGTTCTCCTTTAATAGGGTTTAGTTTTTGTGGATTGTTAGGGCCGCGCATATAATCGGAAAATTGTCGTTTTAACCACCCGTATGCTTTATTATTGCGTTGATGATTGCTGTTTGACGATGCCATAAATATAGCAGCCTTAACTAATCTAATATTTTTAGGATATATTTTAACTAACAACAGATGGCACAAATAATGCTCTTCTGGAGTTAGGAATACTAAGTTATTTGTATCATCAGTTCCTCCCATACATCTTGGAATAATATGATGTTTTTCTTTGTATCCCTCTAACAATCTAGTTTGTCCCCTAATTATTATATCATTGTATATTTTTTGATAATTCATATAATCTCCTGTACACTTATTTATTATAGTTTACAGAAAACTTATAATTTACAGGCTACAACTTACAAGATTCACAACCTTCTTCATCGTCCTCAATAATTGCACTAGGTAAATCAACTTCGGCTTCTTCTTTACTACCTTGTTTATTCACTAGGCTGTAATAAAAGGTTTTGATCCCCCATTTAAGTCCTAACATTAAGTTTTTAGCAATTAGTGTAGTTGGTACTTTTCTACCTTCAAAGTGTGCAGGGTTGTAAAAAGTATCAGTACTAATAGATTGATCAATGTATGCAGCTAATACTGCAGCAGTTTTTAAATAACCTACGCAATCAGTTTGATCCCACATAAGCTGATATTTGTTTTTCAACTTATGATATTCCGGAACTACTTGTGTAAGTGAACCTGATTTTGATTCTTTAGTTTGTATTAAATGCATTGGCATTGCAATGCCGTTAGTTGAGTTAATCACTACACTAGAACTTTCAACTGGAGCAATAGCACCTACTGTAGCATTACGTACACCGTACTCTTTCATATCAGAACGCAATGGTTCCCAATCAAGTTCCGGAGTAAAGTCAGTTAATTCATTAACTCCGTCTGCACGTAATTCCCATGGAAAGATACCTTGTCCGTACCGTGTTTTGGCACTGTCTCTACATGCACCACGTTCTTTAGCTAATTCAACTGACATTTCTGTTAAGAAAAATGTTTGATGTTCCATCCAACTTTTAACTTCAGTTAATGCATCTGCATCGCCGTATTTAAAGTTGCGTTTTGCATGCCAATATGCTAAGTTAGTAACACCAATACCTAATGGACGTATTTCTTGATTACTTTCACTACTGTGTACAGATAAGAAATCTTGGTAGTCTAGTATGTTGTTTAGGCTGCGATGTAAAATACGACATGCTCTACGCATATCTTCCGGATTACGGAAAGCTCCCCAATTGATACTACCTAGTGTACATAATGCAATTCGTCCAGCTGGATCATCTAAACGCTTAAATGCTTTAGTTGGAAGTAAAATCTCTTGACATAAATTACTTTGATAAATTGTATGCCATAATGGATCAAACGGTCCTTGTTTAATTACGTTATCAATGAAGACTAAGTAGATGCGCCCGGTGTCAGTTCGTTCTTTTAGGAGTCCTCCTTTGAATACTTCTTCCGCAGACATGGTCTTCTTCCGAACTCCTGTATTTTTTTCATACTGTAGGTACAGTTTTTCAAAGAGAGCTGTATCAGTGTAAAACGCTTCGTATAAGTCTGGAACTTCATTAGGATCAAAAAATGTTATGTTTTCTTTGTTTTTAAATCTACGCCAAAAGAATGCACTTAATACTACACTGTAGTCTAAATGGCGTACCCGTGTTTCGTCTGTGCCTTGATTGTTCTTAAGTACAATTAAGTCATCAAACTGATAATGCCAAATTGGATATGTCACAGTAGCACTAGCATTTCTAATTCCACCTTGTGAACAGCAACGTAAGTCACCAAACCATTTCTTTAAAAATGGAATCATACCTGTGTGCATAATTTCACCACCGCGTATAGGACTTCCTAATGCGCGTACACGTCCAATTTCTAAACCTATGCCAGCGCGTTTGCTAGCATATTTTGCCATCATCTCGCCACTAGCAAATATAGAATCCAAATCGTCATCACTGCGTATGAGAACACAGCTGCTAAATTGTTTAGTTGGAGTTCCGAGCCCAGCAAGAACAGGAGTAGCAAGAGTAAATAAACCATCAGAC